GGTGTAGCTAATACATCTGGAACAACTGGTGTTCTTATTAAAAACCAAGACATATTTGAAGAAGGCGGACTGTCATTTGATGCTAATATCAAAGTTGCTGCTAAGTATGCTGGTACTGATGGAGACTCATTACGAGTTGAGATTTGTGATTCCGCTAATGCTTACAGTCAAAATATTGATCCAGCATGGGGTGGTGGTTCTTCTAATAATGCTTCTTTAAATCCTGCTGACTCAGCCACTCATTTGGCTATGTCTGTTGGATCTAATACAGCAGTATTAAAATTAACCGCTGTTGATTCTTCTATCTCAAACTCAGCTCTATCAACACTTGCCGACGCAGTAGTTGCAGATATTCAAGTTGGCGATCTCGTAGTAGTTGGTAATTCCTCAATCGGGGAACAAAATTTAGAAATAAGCTCAATAGCTGCATCTGGTTCAGATACATTTACTGATGAAGGAAGTAGCGTATTCAGCGTTAAAAGAAATATATCACTTAAGAATAGATTTACTCTATCTAGTGATATCAATATGGGTACAATCAAACGAAGATGGAAGTATTTCGAATCATTCGACGCCGCACCTGGCACTACAGATTATGTCTCCGACAGGTCTGGAGTTGGTGATGAGTTACACGTCATCGTCGTAGATGAAGACGGAGTTATTTCCGGAGTACCAGAAACAATATTAGAGTCTTGGCCTTCAATGTCAAGAGCCACAGACGCTAAAACAGAATCAGGTGATTCTAATTATTACTATGATAAAATAAATCAAAGCTCAAGCTGGATTTACTTTGCTAATCATCCTGCAGGTTCTTATGCTACAACAGCTAGCGCATCAGCTGCGTTATCAACAGCACTACCTTATAGATATTCTTTCTTAGGTGGTAATAATGGTAACAATGAAGGTGCTATCAGCTTAGCAGACCTAGCAGTTGGATACGATATGTTTGCAGACTCTGCAGATGTAGATGTATCATTAGTAATGCAAGGTAGATCAGTTGGCGGATCCGTTGGTGAAGGTCTTTTCAATTACATTATTGACAATGTAACAGAGAAAAGAAAAGATTGTGTTGCTTTCGGTTCACCTGCTAAAGCAGACGTAGTTGGTGTTACATCAGCTTCTGATGCAGCAGATAATATCGTAGAATATAGAAACGCCGCAAGATCAAGTTCATATGCCGTGTTAGACAGTGGATATAAATATCAATACGACAAGTATAATGATGTATATAGATACATTCCACTTAACGGTGATGTCGCTGGACTAGTTGCTAGAACAGACGACGAAAGAGATGCTTGGTTCTCGCCTGGTGGATTTAACAGAGGTCAAATTAAAAACGTTGTTAAGTTAGCTTACAACCCAAGACAAGCTTTTAGAGATGTTCTTTATAAAGCTGGTGTTAACCCTGTTGTATCATTTCCAGGACAAGGAAACGTCTTATATGGTGACAAAACATTACTAGCTAAGCCAAGTGCTTTCGATAGAATCAACGTAAGAAGATTGTTTATCGTACTTGAGAAAGCTATTAGTACAGCTGCTAAGTTCACATTGTTTGAATTCAATGATGAATTTACAAGAGCTCAATTTGTTAACCTTGTAGAACCTTTCCTTAGAGATGTCCAAGGAAGAAGAGGAATTTTCGACTTCCGCGTAGTTTGTGACGAATCAAACAATACTGGTGAAGTAATTGATAGAAACGAATTTATTGGTGACATATATGTTAAACCAGCAAGATCTATCAACTTTATCCAATTGAACTTTGTAGCAGTCAGAACAGGCGTAGAGTTTAGTGAAGTTGTAGGTAAATTTTAAGGAGTAAGAAATGGCATTTAATGTAAATGAAATTAGATCGCAATTGACCCTCGGGGGTGCAAGAAACTCCTTATTCCAAGTTAGGATTAATAACCCAGCTAACAGTGCTGGCGATTTAAAAGTACCTTTCTTGGTCAAGGCTACACAAATTCCTGCATCTACTTTAGGTTTAATTGAAGTTCCATACTTCGGTAGAAAATTAAAAATCGCTGGTGATAGAATATTTGCTCCATGGCAAACAACTGTTATCAATGATGAAGACTTTCTAATCCGTAATGCGTTAGAGGAATGGATGAATGAAATCAACCATCATTCTGAAAACATCCGTGGTTTCGGCTCAGCTGGACCAGATGGTTATAAGAAAGATGCTACTGTAACTCAATTCAGTAAGACAGGTGTTCCAATTAGAGAATACAAATTTGTAGGAATTTATCCTGCAGAGCTTGCTGAGATTGATCTTCAGTGGGAAGCTGTTGACCAAATTCAAGAGTTCCAATGCATATTCCAATACGATTATTGGACTGTAAGCGGAGCAACCGGCTCAGCTGGAACATCATAAATATATTGAAGAGGGGGGATAATTCCCCCTCTACATTTTACATAATGGAGAAATAAATGGCAGAACTTTTTGGCTTTGAGATCAAAAGGAAGTCTTCTGAGCTATCCTCTAATACAGTATCATTTGTAGAACCGACCAGAGATGACGGGGCCTTACAGGTCTCTGCAACTGGTGGTGCTTATGGTACATATGTAGATTTAGAAGGATCAGCAAAGAATGAAGCCGAACTGGTGACTCGATATCGTAAGATGGCAATGGCACCTGAGTGTGAACATGCTATTGACGATATAGTAAATGAAACAATCATATCAGATCCCCAAGAGAAAGTAGTAGACATTAATTTAGATAATGTCAAATCACTTTCTGCTACTATTAAGAAAGCAATCTTGAAGGAGTTTGAAGATGTGACTCATATGCTTAATATTAATAAAATAGGATATGAGATTTTTAGAAAATGGTATGTAGATGGTCGTATGTATTTTCATGCGGTAATCGACGAAAACAATCCCGATGAAGGGATAAAAGAATTAAGATATATCGATCCTAGAAAGATAAGACTTGTTAGAGAAGTCTCTAAGAAAAGAAAGGGTCGAGATATATACGTAAAAGAAGTAAAGAAAGAATTTTACGTTTACAATGATAAAGGGTTTCATAGTAAATCATCTATGACACCGGATCCTATTGCAGCTGGTGGTGGAGCAATGGGTCTTAAAATTGCAAAAGATTCTATTGTTCATATTACATCTGGTTTAACAGATGAGAACAATAAGATGGTCCTATCTCATTTGCATAAAGCAATTAAACCACTTAATCAATTACAAATATTAGAAGATGCTTCTGTGATATATAGAATATCAAGAGCACCTGAAAGAAGAATATTTTATATTGATGTTGGTAACTTACCTAAGATGAAAGCAGAACAGTATCTTAGGGATATGATGACTAAACATAAAAATAGATTAGTCTATGATGCAGCTTCTGGAGAGATAAGAGACGATAGAAAATTTATGACCATGATGGAAGATTTTTGGCTTCCAAGAAGAGAAGGTGGTCGAGGAACTGAGATTACTACTTTACCTGGTGGACAAAACCTAGGTGAAATGGAAGATATAGAATACTTTAAAAAGAAACTATATAGATCACTTAATGTTCCTATTAGCAGATTAGAACCAGAAGCAGGTTTTACTTTAGGTAGAGCATCAGAAATAAGTAGAGATGAACTTAAATTTAATAAGTTTATTAGAAGATTAAGATTAAGATTTGCAACATTGTTTGACAATTGTTTAGAGAAACAAGTAGTACTAAAAGGTATTATGAGTCAAGAAGAATGGTTGCAAGTTAAGCAACACATTAAATATGATTATATAGAAGATAATCATTTTGCGGAATTAAAGAATTCTGAGATCGTAAGAGAAAGATTACAAACTCTTAATGATATAGAAAATAGTGTAGGTGTTTATTATTCTAAAGCTTGGATCAAGAGAAACATCCTTAAATTGAATGATCAAGAAATTGAAGACATGCAAAAAGAGATGGATAAAGAGAAAGCTGATGATGATGACTTTGGACCAGGCGGTGGTGCTAAACCAGACGCTCCATGGAATGCATTAGCTACTAGACCAGGTTATATCGCACAACCAGGCGATGAACCGACGCAACAAGATTCAAATAGCGATGGTGAAGAATAAAAACATATAAATATAATGGAGAGATATTATGCCAGATAATGATTATAAATTTGACATTGATGATATGATTCAGAATGCTATTGGTGATAAGCCAGTAGGAGTTCAGAAAAGTTTTGATAATGTTATGGTTCAGAAGGTCGCCAATATAATTGGTGGTAAGAAAGAAGCCTTTATGAAAGGTTTATTTGATCCAGAAATGGTACCGGAAGAACCTGAAGAGGTCGAAGACCAAGTCGACGTAGAAGATGCGGAAGCTGAAGTAGAAGATCAAGAAGTAGATACGGAAGATCAAGAACTTGACGCAGAACCATCAGAAGAAGAAATGGATGATGCTATTGATTCTTTAGAAGCGGATAGTCCAGATGAAGTGGACGAACCAGAAGTCGAAGAGGTTGAAGAACCAGAAGAAGTAACTGAACCTGATATGTTATTTAGTATAGCTAAAGAACTTGAGTAAGATTCTAATAATCCTAATTTAAATTTAAAGTTTTTAAGTCTTTCAGTTGCCGAACTATAATGGATAAAATTTTCAAAAACATATCCTGACGGGGTATCAGGGTTATCAAATTC